CCAAGTACTCCAAACTGTTCAGTTATAATATCTTGTTCAAACTGTATTATCTAAGTAAGTTGCTATTTGCATTATTCTTGTTCAATCACTTAGAACTTCTAAGTAAAACTCTCAGGCTTGTGGTCAATTTACAGGTGTTCAAATCATTCAATATCTACCTCAAGTAGTTACAGTGTCGCAATCTGTATCTGTAAGCATTACTCAATTTTCTATCTTATTTAATTGAGTTTGATTTATATGTTTATTTGTTACTCAAACTGGAATATCATCAAGAGTATCTGTTATTTTATCAAGTTTATCTGTATTAAGGTTATTAATATTAGTATTAATAATCTCTCTTGACGTTACTCAATCATCTAATTGTTGAAGTTGTGTTATATTAGACATATGATTTTATATTAAAATTAAACTTCCAAATCATTCCAGTTTATAGTTGAAACTATATTACTAAAATTCCAAGGTAAATCAAGTTCCCATACAAGATTATTTTCTTCCCATAAATATACATTACGATCAATCTCTGAATAATTAATATTAGATGGTGAACTACTTATTATATTATAAGTAATATCAGTTGTTCAGACTCATACTTCAGACCATGTTATATTAGTCGCCATAAATATTACTTATAAAAATAAACTTAATATAACCCCCTAAATAAATAGGGAGCTATATGAATCTACTTTTTTACTGTAGTCTTTTTCTTTACCGATGTTTTAGCTGTTTCTTCTTCTTTTATTACCTTCTCATTATTACTTTCTTTTTCTTTGAGTTTTAAGTAATCTTCAGTAGAAATATGCCTTCATTGGTATTGAATATACATCATTGACATAATATATTAGTTAAAAACTAAACTCCAGTACCGTCAGAACCATACCAAGTAGTTGGTAATTGATAAGCACCAAATCTAAATGAACCAGAAGCAGGAGTAACTTGAGTTAAATTTTCTCTAGTTTGTCTTTCTTCAAGTGTTGGATTTTGTACAAAATCAACTATTAATGGGTTTTCTTTTTTTGAATCAAATGCAAACCAAGCAGTAGCTGAATTTAGGAATGGACTTTCAATAAGAGTATAATCACCATTATTGTAAATATTTACATTACCAACTGTAGTAGCAACTAGATCAGCATTAGAAGCAAGAACTTGTCTAAATGCAACTGATGCAGAACCACCTTTTTTAACTACAAGAGTTTTAGGTGAAACTGGCATAGGTTTTCCATTAGCATCTTTAAGATCTCAAGCATATGCTTCAAGTGCAGTTAGCGCTCAAGAACCAGCAACTATATTAGTAAGATGTCTATTTGTAAAAGTTTGTGAGCTTGAATTATATGTATGAGTACCAAATATTGCAACTCCATCTGGAGCTAAAGCTGTAGTAAAACCATTGTTTAAAAGAGTCATTGTTTGCTCTTCTACGAAGTTTAACATATCTGACATTAAAACTGGCATTTTACTATTAACTATAGTATTAAATAAAGTAGTCTCATCTTTTTCATTAAGCATTTCTTTCTTTGTAACTTTGATTTTTCAACCAAATTCTTTTGCAACACCTACAGTGTTATAACCTTCAGCTGTATCTACATCATTAAGGTCAGCACCTTCACCAAAGTAATCAACTCAAGAACCTCCTTCTACAGAAGAGTATCCTTTAGAGTAGTCATTAGTAGTGTTTACATTGAAAAGAACGTTAATTGAAGAGTTTTCCATTGCTTCAGTTGAATACATGTTGAAACTCTCTTTTACTTTCTCATCTATATGAGCAGGATAATTTGTTAACATATCTCTTTTAGTTTAATAATTAAAATAGTGGTTTAGCGATTTTTACCAATATACCAGCAGCAGAACCAACAGTTCCAGCATCAGTAGAAGGTAAAATTTTCAGAACATCTACAAGAGATGCTCATACATCGATTTGTTGAACTCAAGCATTAACAACTAAATCAACAGTTGTTCATCTTTGAGCTTCAGCGAAAACAGCATCACCTGTACCAGATAAAATTAATTCTGGGTCAGTAGATACTTGAATTTCAGTTTCTCAATCAGCTCATCCACCCTCACAGAAAGCAAGAGCAGTTGATGCTGCAGTAGCTTTTATAGCTAATCATGATGCGTCTAATGCAACTAGATCTCCAGCTTCAATAATAGTAGCAGAAGCTTTTTCAAGAGTCATAGTATTATCAGAAGATCCAGATCTATATACTTTAAAATCCATCTTTTAATAGTTAAATGTTAAATTTTGATCTAATGTCCTCAAGTTCGCTTTTTGATTTCAGATTCATTCTTTTAGCAATCTTAGGGTCAATAGTTGGTACTTCCTTAGGTGTTGGTAAACCGATATTATCTCAGCCCTTCACCTGACCTACTTTAGACTTCTCTAAAAGAGATTGGTCAATAAAATCTGTCATTTTAAGGATGTCGCTATAATCCTTGTCAGTATGTACTTTTTTTAAGTCCTTTAAAACAGTTTTTTGAGATTCTGTTAGAGTATTAAATTGTGATGCAAAATCTTCAAATGCTTGATTCTCTTTTGCTTGCTCCTCTTTTGTTAGAATTTCAGATTTAAATTTCTTAAAATCTTCCAATTCTTCAGTAGTAGCAAATCACATCTCTTTCAATATCTCTTTTGTTTTAGATAACTCGTCATCCTGTCAAGAATTACCTTTTTCATATTCAGATAGTCTCTGAGATTTCTTTGTGAACTCAGATTGTAAGTTATTATAACTTTCAATCACTTGTTCAGGTGTCATCTCTTTACCATTTACTGTATATGTTTTATTTTCTGATGGTTGGTTATTTCCACCTGTTGGGTCTGTATTACCAGGTTGCCCTTTAGTTTTATCTAACTCCGACATAATAATATGTTTAGAAAATATAATAGGAGAACCTCTCCCCTAATTATCTATTAAAATATTAATAAATAATATAGGATTTAGGTTAATCCTTTTTCATGTGCATCAAGATATGATATAAATGTAGTTGCTAATTCTAGCTTAGCTTTTAATTTAGCTAAATTAGCTGTATCATTTATATCTATTCAAGATAATAATTTTAAAGAGCTGTTTCATTCATTTACCCAGTAATTTCTTATCATTTTATATCACTTGGTTGTTTTTATTTTCTCTATATGTCCAATATTGTCAAGAAAAAGTTTCTCAGCTTCGCTCATTTCTTTCTTTTGCATCTTTTGATTACGAGACTTTTGATACTCTAAAATATTAGTCATTTATAAGTATTAATTAAATAAAGTACCACCTGCAACTGCCTCAGTAAGTCATTCTGGAGTTGTTGGTGCAGTATTTGTAGTTGGTTTTTTACCTGCTGGAATATTTCATCATCCTTGCATAAGATCTCCAAGAATATCTTCTTCATCTTTTTTTATTAATTTATCTACATCTACTTGTTCAAATGTACTAAATACTTTTCTAAATCATTCTTCCATATCTACATTTACTTCAGAATTTTTCGCTTCTATAAGAATATTTTTTAATGCAATAGCATCTGCTCTCCTGTTCTCTAAGTCATCAAATGCTGATGAATTAGCCTCTACTCTTATATCATATCTCTCAATAGCATTTCTAATAGCTTCAATATTAATCTTTATAAATTCACTACTATTTGCTTTCTTAATAGTAATATCTTTATCTATATTATTTGCTGTCCAATCAAGAATTTTATATGCTAATTGACGAACTCATCTCTCAAAATTCTTTCTTAACTCTGCTATAACAGAATTAGATTCAAAGAAACTTATTCTTGCTCAAGTTGCAGTATTTGTAATAGCTTGACTTCAACCTGGTTGCGATACATCAGTAGTATGAGTTAAAGTTTGAATATCTCTATTATAATCATTTACATTAGAAAAATATTGAGCTGGTATTTGATTATCATTTACTTCTTTTAGATTTCTTTCAGCTGCTTCTACTCAATTATTACATACAATAATATTTCATGCTTTATCATTAAAAATTTGAGATGGATCAACTCAACTTTCAGGTGACCAATAATAACTTCTATTAAGAGATTTTGTTATTGCTGTAGCTTGTGCATTTTTTTGAAAGTTCAGCTCATCACTTATTCATAAAATAGGTGCTATTAATCATGTAGAATAAAAGACTTCTGGATCTTCGTGTGCTTTTAAGTCAACAAAAGATAATTCTGTAATCTCTCTAGCTCCTATCACAACAGATCCTGAAACAGTAACAAACTCATATAATTTAGAATCTTTAGGCTTACCTGTTAAAGAAAAATAACCTTCATAAATCTCTAAGTCTAAATTATCTTTATCTATACCTTTTTTCACTTGTACATTACTAACTCCAGATACTTGGTAAATTTTATTAGCATAATCCTCAGCAGAACTATATGTCATTCAATGAAGTTTATCAATCTTATCTAAATTGAAATAATCATCATTATTAAATATACTAAATAAGCTAACCTTAGCTCTTTTTCTTACTATACCAGGCATATCTTCTAAAAATAAATATCTAGCATCGTAGTGCATTTCTGTCCATGATACTGGCTCAATAGTTGGTAAAACTCATACTACATGCTCGGTAATTCAATTCTTTCATTTTTTTCTTTGCATCTTATATTTAGGTACTACTTGAGCAAAGGCATTTCAATACGTTAACGCATTAATAGCCCATAATTTTAATCTTTCAATAAAATGTTCATCTTCAAAAATATTGTGCAGAAAATCTCTGGCTGCTTTAGCATATTTATTATTCCTTTCTAATAATTTAATTCTATCTTCTTTAACCTTTTTTTTATCTTCATCAAAAAATATATCTGTTCTTGGTTCAACTAAGAATCTAGGTGGCTTTGCGACAACTCTAGGGACTACTTTTCTTAAAACCTCATGAGCTTTATTAATTTTAAATCTTGTTAGATTATCTCATGTATCTGGCATTTCCATTGTTGATAATGCCTCATATACTGATAACATAAGATCTCTATATTCTGTAGATTGTTGTTCAGATAATTGAATTGTTCAAGTGATATGCGCCAATACTCTTGACTGTTGCTCTGTTGTTAAATTAATTTTCATAATATTAAATTAAACTATATAAATCCATTGTATACAATAATTATACAATGTAAAATTATTTTACTAATACTGGAAATCAAAATTTATTATACTTTAATTTCGGTAATACGTAAGTCTTACTAAGTCAAGGTTGTAACTCATACAAATATAGAGCCATTTGTAGACAATCGATTCTATCATCATGTTTTCATCTTGGAAATTTCATCAGTTCACTTTCTAATTCCTCCATATCTCTTTTATGGAAAATTAAACCATTTCTATATAAAGGAATAAGTGCCCTGATTTTAGCATTTTTATCTTGTTTCTGTCGAATTTCTTCAATAACTGTTCTATGTAATCATTCTTTAAGTATCCTTCTTTTTAATGAGAAAGATATAGTGACTTGTGCAGCAATTGATTCAACTCATACAACCTCAGGTTGCCATTTTTTAATATGATGAATAATATGATCTTCTAACTCTGCGGGATTATACTTACCTGCAGTTTGTTCTAAAATATACATCTTATCATTAAAAAATTTCACAGTTGTAATAACACTATTATCTGCTGTTTTATTCTTGCTAAATGCGGGGTCAACAGTGGTAAAAACTCTTCAATATTGAGTAGTTGGTAGCTCATCATAATATTTAAAATACTCTTCATGAAATTCTTGACTTCATTTTGCAATAGGATTCTGTTGATATTGACAATCAAAGTTTACTATTCAATATGACTTTTTAATTAAATCAAGATCTCATAAAGAAAATCTACTTGGCGCTAGTGGCTCTCATGGCTCTCTTACTATTTGACCATATCTAGTCTCATATATCTCTTGTTCTTCACAAATTGCTGGAAGACTTAAGACTGTAAAATCTTCTCAAGTCTGTTCTCTCATTTTTTCTATAATATGTCAACAAAGATCATCCTCATGTGTTCTTTGCATGATTATTATAATAGCATCTTTTTGAGGATTAAA